TGATAGTTTCTGTATCTTCAAATTGATCGAAACCAGTTGCATAATCACCAGCATCAAGTGCTGTTGTATCTCTACCATTAATGAGTGATACTGATTGAGCTACTGGACCGCCTGGGAAGGTAAAGTCGTCTGCAGAATCTGCATTTGTACCTGCCAGGTAAGAGAAGTTTCTACCGTTACTTGTTAGTGCTGGACCAAATCCTGCCATCCAAATATATTTGGAAGCATTGTTAATCACATCTGGCATATAGTTCGTTGAACCATCTGCGTTTGTTGCATTTTTAGCAATTGAAAGATAGGGGAATGTTTCCAGGATTGTTCCTCTGGTTCCTGAGAATAAACCGTCTTCATCAACAACTGCTACGTGCATTTCATCGTTACTTGCTCCACGATCAGAGGCATATGAGCTAGTCTTAGGTGCAGCATCAAAGCTTGTACGATATGTCCAAGCATCAAATGCTGTAGTATCAGAAGCTGAATCAGCACCTAAGAAGTGTACTGAAAGTGAGCTACCGATTTCACCTGGCCATTTTGCCAAAAATGTGTGGTTGAGACTTACTGTAGATGAATCCAGATCACTAGTGAATGAAGTACTAGCTAAATTTGTTTTTTGATTATCCCAATCGTCTTCAGTCTTTACAAGTGGACGTGAAGCTGAAGGGATTGCGTAATCTGCCGAATCCTGAATACCTACAGCTGCCGAAGCATCGTAAGCGTTTACAGGTAAATCGCCCGTATTGTTCTCGCCACGAACAATATAAAGAGCGTCGCCATATCTTAAAAAATATGCAGCAGAATGCCATTCTACTGTATTATCACTATCTGGTGTACCAAATGCTTCTACTAGACCTGCTTCGTTTGAAACCAAAATAGGGGAATTAATTGGTCCCCATTTGAATTCACCAACGAATGCACCGGTGCTAGTCGTTACGTTAGGCACTACACCAGTAAGATCAATCTCCTTGACTGTAATAGCCGGAGAGGCTGAAGGTGTAAATAATGCCATGACTCTTTCCTTTGAGTTAAATTATAAGCTTATAATTCATAATACGGAGTTTCAATACTTCTATTTATAAGAATAGTCATTTTAGAGATCCGCATCATATTCAATGGCCCAACCACCTCGTTCCGACTGTTCAATGCGTTCCATATGTTCGTGACCGTCATCAATAAAGCCAAATGGTAAAACATCATCTTCAATTTCTTTCATTTTCTGCTCAAATAACATTTGTTTTATATTAATATCAGTTAGATTTGCAAAAAAGCTTGTAGAAACGAAATATCCAAACATAACTAGATTCATCATTAAATCATCATGGTTACCTTCGGCCGCTTCATACGATTGTCCTCTAGCGGTAAACGTACTAATTTCTAAAATAGTATTTTCATCTACAATCTGTAGTTTATTATTTTCTAGTATATCCTTAATTGATGAACATCCAAGTCTTTTTACTTTTCTACTCATTTCGATACCAAGGGCATTTGATTTTACAGTAGATTCGACATGCATATTTTCATATTCTAGATCATGATATAATCCATTACAAACAACTGCACCTTGATCATTTGATTCTATTACAACATATGCATCATTATAGACTTTCGCATACTTATAAATAATGTTTGGGAAGAGTATAGGAGAGATAAGGTTATTGCGATATACAGCAACCTGTTCAAAAGGCCTACTGCTAATATCGATCACATTAAATGTACTATAATCCTGTCCTCTTCCCCTTGAAACATCAACTGTAACAATATATTCGTGATTTTTATTTGGTTCTTTATAAACATATAAATCACCATCTACATGTATTGGTGGCTTTGCCCTAAAGCTCATTAATGTTTCTGCATTAATAAGTGTATCACCTGTCCCAAAAAATGTATTACCAAATTCCTGATCAAACTGAAGCTGAGAAGTATTTGCTACAGTTTGTTTTTTCCATTCTTTATCTCGACCTGGAACATCCCACCAATCAACACGGAATGCCTTAAACTCGTTTATATTCTGAGTTGCGCCTTCCCATATTTTATAGAATTGATTACCAATGCCATTAGCCGTAGAGGTAATGATAACCTTTGTATCTTTACCTGCCGATACTACTGGATATGTTGAGGTATAGAATTCTGCTGCACGTTCTACGAAAGCAAATTCGTCTAGGTAAAGGAGGTTAACAGACATACCCCGAATAGAAGATCCACTAGTAGCAGCAGCAATAATCCGAGAATTATTACTGAACTCAATAGAACCTTTATTAAGGGCTTTACAACCAGGCTGAAGAAAGAACGGAAGATTTTCCAAAGCCAACGTAACCCTTGCAAGCATTTCTCTTGCAGTAGCGCCTTTATTCGCGAGAACCGCGATCGTTTTTTCCGGGTGGAATACCGCGTACCATAGTAGGTAGACGACGGAGGATATTGACTTTCCCGATTGCCTACAGGCGAGAACAATGCTAAACCTATGCTCATTGAAATGCTCGAACATTCTTTCTTGGTATGGATATAGATTAAAAGGTACTAGACCTTCATCTAATGAAATAATTTTACAGTAAGTCTTAGCAAAGTAACCAGGACTTTGCATACACTTTTGATATTCTATTATTTGGTTTTTCGCCCATTCTTGAACGACGCCATCTCGTTTTACATTAATATTACCGAGATAGCTTTCTTTTTCATTTATCATCTAATCGAGGCGTCATGTCAATTACATTATCAGATTGTGTCTGCAAGAACCTCTGCAGATCAGTAGTAGAACCAATAAACAAATTATTATTTGTTGTTCCTACCTGTGCCTGTTTTGGCTCTTCATTTATATCTCTATTCTTCTTATTTAGATCCATTAATTTATCATTAATATCAGCCATATTTTTCATCATACCAGATAATACTTCGAACGCTCTCGGGTGCTCGCTTTCGCGTGCGACCTCAATCATAAGTTCAAGACTCTCTTTACCTTTTTCTAGTATTTCGTAATAAGTATCTCTGGAATATTCATAATCACTTTTGATATTTTCATTGTTTTCCATTATGCACTATCCACAAATGTATAGGTTTCAGTAAATCCGTAATCGCTATCAGCATCAACTGATAAAGGATTAGGTAATACTGTTAGTTTCGGTTGAGGATAAACAGAATTTCCCGAACCGTCCGAATCCGTTAGTACGCCAACATAAAGATTGCCATCGACTTGACGGATGATTTTTGAATTTGCAATTCCGTGATAGAAATTAGCATGCATTAAAAAGTCTAATTGATATATAATTGTTCTTCTTCCAAAGTTACCTTCGTAATCATCAAGATAACTCATACCCTGTAAGATAATAGGAACATCTTCTTTTATATCATTATAATTTGAAAATGGCTGGATTGTTAATGTATACTGCGGACTGAAATAAGGCAATATCTGTTCAACAATCTGCAATGCATCATCTTGTGTTTTTGCATATACATTTAATTGCATACTAATACTGTAAGGAACAGGCGAATTAATTTTTGCCCTGTTTTCTATTGCACTACCAGTTTTTGAAAAGTTATTCATCTTCTGAAGCTGTCTTTGAGCATCATACGTATATCCGATAATCTCAAAAGACATACGAGGAAGTTTAATAGCTACCTTTGTATCATTATAAAGATCAGGATTTTCACGAAGACGTTCTAAGAAATCACGTTTTGGTGCATAGGATAATGGAACTTTTTGAGTATTAATTACACTACCTGCAGAATTTTTTCGCAGAACGTATATATTATTAAAAAGTGAACCGAACATGGCCACAGTTTTACGAATTCGTTCGTGGTAAAAATAATCACCTAACATTACTGAGGATCTCCAAATGGATTGCTTTCAGAGAAGTCTAAGAATCCAAGGTCTGATGTTGTAGTTTCAAATGCATCATTCTGTTCGTTTTCACTTAGCTGATTATCTTCTGTTACAGAAAGTACAAGAGATGTTTCACTTCCATATGCTGCTTGGTGTACTACAGGACTGCTTGTAGTTGGTAGATGGAATAAGCCATCATCTGCACCAAAGTTAACAAGACCCAATACTTTATCAGAATCAGAATATTTGCTTACTTCAGCTGTTAGAGTTACGCCACTTCCTAGATCCTGCTGTACAACATCACCTACAGCAAAATCACCGCCTGAATCAAGTTGTAATAAAGCTTGATAAGCATATTTTGTCTCTACGGCCTGAATGCCATCGACACCTGTATCAAAATCTTCACCACTATATTCAAATAGCTGTGAACGCATTTTAAATATTGGTAAATTATTTAATTGATAAAATGGCTGTTCATGTTCAACGTGTTGGATCTGAAACATT